CGATCGCTAATGAATTTAATAAAGATGAAGTTGGCACCTGCAGCCGTGGTATTGCCCAAGCTGCCGCCGCTATATTCACCGCCGCTAGCCGCAACTGCCACCATACCGTCTTGACTCTTGCTCGCTGGCAATCGCCCGACAAACACATCTTTACCAAGCTCCCCGCCAACGACAGTAGTCACTACTTTTGCGATCTCCAATGCTACATTCATCTAAAAAACCTCTTGTAATCTTTCATGGTACTTCCCACACCCTCATCAACGAAACCTTTGCCAGTGCCGGCCGTGGTGTACTTACGTACCACATGTGTGCCATTCGCACGCCTGCCGCGGTTCTGGTACTGTGAGTAAACCGGCTTCCACGTCAATCTGATAGCGTCTCTGCCGATTCGCCGCACCTCGACATTACGAGACTTGAGCGACCCCCTACGCTTGAATGGAGCGATGAGATTAGCCACCATCAAGGTATGATTTGCCATAGCGTTTAGTCCTGTTGCTGCCTGATTCTGAAAGAATCGTTTGACGGCCACCGTGTTATCGACCACCGGCATGATTACACCTCTCTATCGAGCCTTGCCAGCTCAATTTCAACGTGCTGCACTTTGCTGCTGGTGATAACTGCCCTGCCGACTGCTACGTTGGCAACGCGATACACCCGCTTGACACCAAACAACGTCACCTCGGCGAAATACCCCTCGATTGAGTAGCCAGTTGATGACAACCAGCTATCTCGGCCGTCCAGGTATGCTCTGGCATCGCCTGTCATAGTGTCGTAGCTGCCGCCACGGGTCAGACCACTTGTCTGCTCGATGACACACTTCACGCTGTGCCGCTCGCCTCCCGTCTGGCGGTATACACCGTCTACGGGTGCGACCAAGGTGATGCTATCGCGGAATATCATAGCGATGAACTCCACGCTGGCTCAGTGGTGTGCCGAACGTATCACCAGATACTACACATGAGCTGACTGGCCGTACGAACTTCGCCAGCAGGTCGACATTCGCCTCCGCGAACTGGTCGATAACTTGCTTGGTGCTGTCGTACGTCACTGAATGACTCAACACCGTCTCAGACTTTACGTTGTTGTAAAAACTACCTTGATTAGCTATTGACAGCGTGTCAAATAATCTTGCGATGAGGATTTTCAAGCCGTATGGCAATGGCTCGCCATATCCCCACGCCGCCTTGACGATGTGTCGACCAGCAACTAGCGGCTCAGCCATCTCAATGATGTTGAACCAGCTGGCGTTCAGTTCGTCAAATTGACTTACACACTTGACTACCAGCGGTTTGCCGCTCTCAGTGGTTACCTCTGGTAGCAAGCTGGTGAACGGATCGACAATTAGAAAACGTGAACCGCAGGCTGCCTCATACCGACGCGGCGTATTTGCCTCGCCCTGCATCTTGACATCCAGCAGCGTTTCCAGCGTCTCTGTCACCTGCTGCAATAATTGCTCAAAGTACTTATTCTCGGTATCAGAAAGGGGGCGTAAAAGTACGCCCTCGATATCTTCTTTAGTTACCAATGTCGCCATCTCTTACGCCCCTCTCTGTTAGGCTACATGTTTAATAGCCACTGCTGTCGCGATACCGCTCAAGCCGCCACCTGCGAAGATTTCCTGCAAGTATTCATGCTTGTTCTGTTTCAACGCAAAGTTGGTGTAGCTCTCGATTGATTGATCGCCGACCACCTTGTACTTGTTGAATACGATCAAGTATGCATCGTTGTCAGCGTCATTGGTATCGTTAAACCACTGTGGTGTGATTTTACCAGCCAACTCCAAATCCTCTAGGATATTAACGCCTGGCGTATACAGCATGTGACCATCGCTGCCACGTTCATCTTTCAATGAAGTGATGTAGCCGCGTTTTGCGACGATATAGACATCACCCTCGGATTCAATCAAGTCCATCGCATTCAGAATTGAAGTACGACGGCTTTCTTTGGCTTTCGGTGTGTAGGTTTTAGCAAACACATTGCCAGCCTTAGCGTCAGCCTTGACAGACACAAACGATTTAATTTTGTCATCGCTGCTGTCGTCTAATCCATCGCCGATAACAATCGCACGCTCAACACTTGCAATAATCCGCTTTGGCAATTCCTGCAATACGTAGCGCAACAGCGAGCCAGTGCTCTTGTTCTTGCGGATAGTCTCCTTGTCAAGGGTGAGGTACTTGTAGATGTACTGACCTTCGAGTACGCGGTTTTCGATAGCAATCGTAGCCTCTTTCTTGTCTTTACCAGCCTGGTGTCCCAATGCACCGTCAGTATTGGTGTCCCAAGCGGTGTTGTAGGCGTCAAGTCCAGTTTTATCGACTAGGTTCCAAATTGGGCCGCCAGCCTTAAACGCACTCTCGACCGCCTCAACAACTGGGGCTGGGAATAATTTGTCAGCACCAGTAACAGCCATCTGTACGCCGTTAGCCTCAAGCTTGTTCATCCACGCTTCACGAACAGCGGCCGCACCAGCACCTGCCTGTGCTACCAGCACGTCAGCAAAATCTTCTAATGCCTTTGGCGTGTCCAAGTAATTTACGACAGTACCTTTGTCGACAGCTGCTGGATCAGCTGGTTCTTTAACTTGCATTTTTGCAATATCTTCCGGTTTCATTTCCGTATCCTCCTCAGGATTGTTATCAGTTGGTTCTCCCGGCTCTGATTGCTCAGTTTCGTCAGTAGGCTCTGCCTCTGGCACGGCTTCCGGTGCCGCTGGTTCGTCAGTTTTCGTTTCAGGTTCAGTCGTCGTTTCCTCGGCTGGCTCTACCGCCTTGGCTGCCTCCGCCTCTGCTTTCGCCTTGATCTGTTCAACCAGGCTCTGCATTGGCTTGGCGTCTGCCTGCTTGACTGCCGACATACTGAATGCAAAGTTCATACCCATCGCATTCTGTACTCCCTCGTCTTGCTTTTGCTTCTCTGGTGCTTCAGACACCTCATCGGCAAAACCAAGCTCGACAGCCTTATCAGCCAGCATCCACGTTTCCGCTTCCAACAGCTCAGCGATCTTTTCATCGCTCAGCCCTGTTCGCTTGGCGTAGATGGGCGTGATGCCCTCCTCGATTTTCATCAACACATCCTTGGCTTTCTCTATGTCATCCACTGTGCCAGCCGCATAAACGGACGGGCGGTGAATCATAATCATTGAGCCTGGCGACATGATAATCTTGTCGCCTGCCATCGCAATTACTGATGCAATCGACGCCGCTAAACCATCAACCCTGACAGTGACATTTCCGTTATGATTCACAAGTGCGTTATAAATCGCCAAGCCTGCGAACACGTCGCCACCGGGGCTGTTAATGACAACTGTCAAATCGCCCGCGTGCTGCTTGAGTTCTTCGCGAAATAGGTCGGGTGTGACTTCGTCGCCCCACCAGGTATCGCTCGCGATAGGCCCGTCAAGTATAAGCTCTTGATTATTCGATGAAACGGAATTGCTCCACTTCCAGAACTTCATGCTTTTTTCCTTGTTAAAGTTAGTGTCTCGACTCCTGCTTGCCCGTCCAATTTGAGCGTTTTGCTCTCGTCTTATTTCTAAGACTACAGATTACGATTTATCGAACTCATAACGCACCTGCTCGTCTGTCGAGGCGGCGTTTACGATCTTGATGTTGTTGACGTGCTTGCACTTCGCATTGCTGCAACGTACTTGCGCGATCATCTGAGTAACGCCCTTGATGTTCAGGTAGCGTCCGCACTCCTCGCACCGCAAATCTAAATCAGCCAGCTCATCGTCGATGATTCGTCGCTCAGCATTCAAATACGCCTTGACAACGCGGTACTTCGGGTGGCAATGTCCATTTGGGTGGACATCGTAGCCATCATTCTGCGCAAAGTTGTTGATGAATATGCCGCCGTCCCTACCAATGATTGCTTCATTCAGATTCAAAATTGGCTCATCAACCGCCACCCACTTATCGATTAGCGTGGCGCAAAACTCACACAGCTTGCCGGTCTCGCTCTCCATAGCTTTTTCGATCAGCGTTCCTGTTTGGTTTTGCACCTGCTTCATCGCTTCAACACTCGACAGTGCATCGGCTCGTGATATCTCAGTGCGAGCCATTCTCTGCACTCGCCATTCGTCAGTCTTCATAATGCCTCGCAGCTTCTCCTCCAGCTCAGACTGTGCCCAGCCATGAGATGCCGCATGATCAAGCACACGGCGAATTGAGGCGGCCGTATCGTCAGCGTATGAGCGAGCCACATTTAGTAGATATGCTCGGTATGCCTCCTGTGTTGATGCTGTCACCACAAAGCCTGTTAGCTCGGACGTGGATACGCCGTTGTCTATCAATAGTTGCTTGCCGTCCTCGAAGTAAATCGCACCTTGAACTATCATCAACGCCACAATGATCAGCAGCAGTGCCTCGGCAAACTCGTTCTGCTCGTCGTCTTCCTCGGTACTGTTTTCAGCCACCTGACGAGACTCAGCGATAGCTCGATCAACCTGTTTCTGCATAAATTCAGTCGTTGCGTCATAAATCAGCTGCTCAAAGTCATCAAGTGTCTGTGGCTGATTATCGGCTGATGCTTTTGGGTTTGTGCCATTCGCTTCTCCCCAAACCCCCGTGTCGCCAACCTTGCGGCGATCTGGCGCGTCTGCTACTTCATCTCCCTCGTCAACATCTGGCTTGTCGTTCTCGATTTCTGGCGGTTTGTAATCGCCCTTACGCAATAGCTTAAAGTTGTTCGGCAGCTTCAGTGCATCGATAATACTCTCAGTGCTGTAGCCTGCCGCCTCCAACTTCAAGATGGAATTGATACGAATATCATCAGCCTCAGCCTGTACTTTAACCTCGTCAACAACCTGCGGGATAATGAACTCGTAGGTAATGGCCATACCCATGCCGCCAGTGATTCGATTCAATTCCTGCGTCAACTGTGTGTAGTTGCGTAGCAGCAATGGATCAACGACGTTCTCAGCGAACACCTGCTTTGCCACCTGCGCGTTAGCGTATGTCGCAGTATCGTCAATGCCCTTCATGATGGCCGAAACGCCAAATGACGTATCGATCCGCCTATCAACCTGCTTAAATAAGTTCTCGAAGTCAATATCTTTATTAGGCTGTGAAAATGGCACCCATTCGACAGCGGCTGTGGTAGATGGCTTGCCAGTCTTAGAGTCAACTGGGCGGTGAGTGTACGTGACGTTGTTATTGCTCCCTGCTCCGCGATGAGTGTCTTGCAACATTGCCACGCTCTCTTGAAACGCCTGCCGTGTTGGTGCAGTGATGATGAATTGCCCAGCTGGCACTGCCCCGTTCTCGAAAAAGCCAGCCTGAAAGTCGGCAATGTAGTCGTCGAGCGTTGCCCAGCGGCGTGAGGCCTCAGATGGCGAATATCCAGCGTACAGGTCGTTTGGGTCAACTCCACCAGGCAATACCAGCACCTCGTCTTCAGTAAACGTCTGTGTGCCAACCGTATATGTTGTCTTGCCACCAACTCGTGCAACTCGCGGAAACTCCAGAAACGTAAAGCCAGCAATATTCCTGCCGCCCTGCCTCATGAAATCACCGCCAGGTTTTGCTACTCCGCCATAGTTGCTCCAAACCAAAATGTACGTCTTCCGCAAGGACAATGTCGACACGGCTATCTTTTCAGCAAACGCCACGGAACTGTCTGATTTATTCGGGTGATATAGCGCGTCAATAACACAATGATCAATCTGCTCTCCATTGCCATTAATGGCAAACGGCCGCACTGTCATGTATTTATTAGCGATTGTGCGAATATTAGGATAAGCCGTCGCGTAACTGCTGGCTCGGTAATGGTCGAACATTGATAATCTTTGAAAAGCAGGGTCAACGCCACTCACTCGTCGCTCGCCCCTTAATCCCATGGCTGTCTTAATAATTCCCATCTACTTGTTGCTCCTGTATAGATAAACCGACCAAAATATTAGCTGTACGCCGACAAATACCACTGTGGCAACCTTGCCGCCATAATACAGCCAAATACAAAACGGCACGCCAACGAACATCAGCAGTCCTATCCACGCCTCGATGACAGTGTCCCTATCTGGCTTTTGAAACTTTAATTTGCGCAAAAAGTCTTTCAATTTCATATAGTCCTCTAACTGTAAATATACGGATTACATAATTCCGCCCCACTCCATCACTACCTCGTGCTTCAGCTGTAGCCAAAAACCCATCAGTACAGAGTCAAATATGTCAGGAGATTTGCCGAGCCGCTTCTTGATTGACTCCTTGGACTCCAGCACGAACACTTTGTCTTTATATTCGTGATGATGCATCTGTGCCTCCTTAATAAACTCATTGAGAAAAGGAAAGCTCTCGAGGATTTTGACCTTGCCGCTGTCCAGCCCCATTGCCAGCATGTACGCCACCTGTGATCGCAGATTATTGAATGCCATCAGCTCCTGTGAACGCTCGGCGTCCTCTCGACTCTTCGGCTCGTCATCAAACGTTAGGAATGGGTCGGGCGAAAAGCCAGACTTAAACACCGCGAACTCAGCACCGCGGTCTTTACCGCCATCGATAACACCAACACCCACACCGACACCATCAATCGCAATATTCTCGTATCCAATCGCGAAGTTATCTGAATGCTCAATCAGTAGCTCTGCCTGTTTACCAGTTTCCATTTGTTCGTTTGATTCTTTGGTAATAATGCCATCAATCAGTGTCAGGTTCTCCCAGTCTGCCGCCACGCTGCGATCAACGCCATCACGCGCCACGTCGTAGCCGGTCGTCTTACGCCCTGGCTTGTAGCTCTTGACGATCGCCTTGGCGAAAATACTCGAGCGAAATATCGTCTTGCTCTCATCTTGGTATTCCCAGTTATTTTTGAGGTACCGCTCCACCCACCATATCGGGTTGGTCATCATAGCATCAATGTCTGATTGCATTTGCCATGAATCAGACAAATCAAACTCGACCACACGAATGTTTGATGGTAGCGGCTCATATTTGCCATTTCCGCCGTACTTCCAACGCATGTACACTTCTTTAATGTGCTCAACGTCGTTTGGGTTTAGGGTAATAATGGCAATGCTCGGCTGCCCGTTAGTATTGCGGCGGCCCTTACGGGATTTGGCAGTGGTAAACATCGTCAGCGACAATTCGTCAGCCTCGTCAATGTGGCTAGCGGTGGCGTTGATACCCTTAATTTTCTGGCCGCTCCTGTCTTTCGTCTCGTCCGCCTCCACAAAGCCAATCTTTGAGCCGTTAGGGAACTTGATTTCATAGTCTTGGCCGTTATATGTGTAGTCCTCGCCCTCCTTGAAGTTCTTGCGGTCGAGCATAGTCAGATACGACGGAATCACCGACCGCTTCGCAGTGCTGATGTTCTTGCGAAAAACCGTCCAATATGTCTTCTCAAATGTGTCACAAATATCGATGCCGACACTCGCCGCGATATCTGTCTTGCCAGTACCTACCGCACCAATCAAATAAATAGTATCGACTTCGGGACAGTCGTTAATAATATCGACAACGCTCTGCTGCTTCGGCTTTAATTCTAGTGACATGAGCTATTCGCCTTTCGTTTTGCGCGGCTTGATGGTCGATACAATCTTTGGCGGCTGCTTCTCGCGAACATCGACAGATAGGTCAACGTGATCAACTGGCTTGCCAAATGCTCGATCGAGCATGTCCTTAATAGCTTTGTTGTCCGGCTTCTGCGTGGCGATGAAATAGTACTCGTCGTCCACACCATCCAGCTCACCATCGAGAAATGCCGCAATAGTCTCAGGGTCGGTAACTTGCTCTGCCGGTAACCGATTGCCCTTGCGGTCGGTTTTTATAACAAACAGCAGCTGCACGCCTGTCGCCAGTCGGAACTGTGCTTCATACAGCTTGTCAGCGTTTCTGGTGATTCGGTCTAAAATTCGCTGCTTCTCTTTTATCCGATCTAGCACTTTTTGAGTTTTTTTACCCTTAACCCCACCACTACCTTTTCTAGCACCGCCATGAGTTGACGGCGATGTACGATTACAACCAGCTACGTGGATATCGTAGTTGTCTTGCCGCTTATACTTTCGGCCGCATTTAGGACATGATTTGAAGTCATCTTTCATGATTATAATTCTAGAGATTGACGCGTAGTTCTTTTGGTATTGACTGCTCAGAGACAGATGAAATATGTACGCCATAACTGTTTGCGATGAGCTGTGCTTGCATGAGGGTCAGATCTTTCGTATTCCTCAGCTTACGTAGCATATTTTGATATGGTTTCTTGTTTCGGTCTTGCCAAGACTGCAAGAGAATATAGTGCGACAACGGCTTGCATTTTCGCTCGTCGCCAATAATAATTGCTTGTTTCGAAATATAATAAATGGCGACCTGCCCAATCTCTTGACGGCGTCGCCTCGTCTTATCTTGTTTATCAATTTTTAGCCACTTTACCATGTTTGTTATTCCTCCTCTACCTCTGAAATATACAGATTAGGCGCTGGCAATCGCGGCCTCCCAACCGCTCAATCTCACCAGCGCCTAGCTATAAAATGCTTTGACTGTTTTATCAAGTAGTCAAGCGTTCCACTTCGGTCATAAACCTCTCAATCGTTCGATTGCTCTTGCGTTTTTGGCGGAATAACAATCAGCTCGTCAAACGGCAGAATGAATGCTCGACCGCCAAGCAGCAGGCTCACCTCAACCACCGCTTCGCTACCTTTCGTCGCAATCACATCGCCGCACAGCGCCTCTATCGGTTCGTCGCCGTGCTTAAACGCAACCCTGTCGCCAACTTCAATCTCTGGTGTTTCAGACTGCGCGCATTTCTCGTCGGTGCCTTGAGATTTAGCACCATCAGCGATTGCCTTTGACGCGGCGCTAGCATTTTTAGCTACCGCTTCAAAAGATCCAGCGGCAGATTTCAGCTTCCAGCTCTTGATTTTCAAAACGTTTTTCCAAGTAAACGACCATCGACGACAGCTTTTAACGTCATGATGCATCTCCGTTTCAATCTCTTCAAGATTCGTGAGGCTCAAGAAATAACCTCTACGATAGTTGACGTCAAAATTATCGTCCGAGTAATAGATAGCAGCGTCCCTCAGGTCAGCGCCACTCAGGTCAGCGTCCCTCAGGTCAGCGCCACTCAGGTCAGCGCCACTCAGGTTTGCGCCACTCAGGTTTGCGCCACTCAGGTCAGCGTCCCTCAGGTCAGCGCCACTCAGGTCAGCGTCCCTCAGGTTTGCGCCACTCAGGTTTGCGTTATCGTCAACAGCTGCTTCAACTGCTTTTTTCATCGTGGCGTTGTCTGATTCGTGCTCAAACAATACATCTCCGCTGAACCATGATTTAATTTCGATTTTGACTTTAGACATTTTAATCTCCTATTTAGTTATTGATTCGATAAACTCAATGGCCTCATCACAGCCTTTGCAGACAACAGTCTCAACACCGGCCTCGTTGAGTGTCTTAATCCACTTCTTTTGATTTGCTGATGTCACGCCTCCTTTCTTGCGTTTCATTTCGATGAACACCAAGCGGCTAATAGGCTGGTCGTAATCAGCGCTATCGTCGCCATCAAGTGTTTCTACGTAGACTCGTCGTGTTCCTGTGTTCGGCACAACTACGGCCAGATCAGGCACCCCAGAACTCACACCAAGCTTCTTATTCTTGATTCTCTGCTTGTGGCTTTTGGTGTAGGTCTCGTTAGGTACTCTAAAATGCGGATAGCCTTTCAACCGTAGCCACTGCACAAACGCCTCTTGCTCTTGGTCTTCGTATGGATTATCTATGTTTGCGAGATTAGGCATCGCTACTGTCCCCATCAATTACCTTGAAACACTCACTCGGCTTCCTCAAAAAGCGTTCGGTGTTCTCGCCATCTTTCATTTCAACCAGCACCTTAGTAACTTTTCGGGTTTTGAATATTACGAAGAGTCCATCGAGTAGGCGCGTAGTATATTTTTCCTCGGTTACTCCGCCAGCAACAACAACGCCAAGCCCATACCTGTCAGGATTACTTTTTCTTTCATCTCGATAGTTGAAATACACTTTGTCGCCGATAGCAAGTCCGTCAAAAGACTGCCGAAATGTCGACTCTTTAAGTTCGATTTTGCCCATTATTTCCTCCTATTTTTAGATTCATCTAGCCACTCTTGATACTCGATTTCGTCCTCTATTGCTGGCACGATTAGGACTGTTAGTATTACGATTGCGAAAATTACCGCAATTATTATGGTCATGACTGTTTCTCCTCTGGCTTCTTAATTCGCACGAGGCGGCAATTCGTAATGTACGTGCCCATAATGCTTGTCCTGTCGCCAGTCTCTAAGGCTCTAAGCGCTGGTAGTCCCACGCCACACATCTCTACAATCTGGCAAACGATTTTAATTTTGTTGCCAGTCTCCGCATCTGGATAGACAACCAAAACATAATCGTGCATCCGCAACTTGTCATCGTCGCCTATTTCCCAATCGTCGTAGGTAAAATGGCTTAAAACCAGGTCGCAGCATGCTGCGTGGTTGTAGTTGTAGTCGCTGTGGTCTAGCGGCTCTTTAACATAATCATCCCATAGCGGCTGTCCACAGTTGTGACACTCTGGACGGCCAGCGCAATAGCACAGGTCGTGTCCGTCGTTGCATGACAGCGCGCGAGGGTTGCCTTGCCGTTTTATGTCAGTCATCGTCCAGCTCCTCTAACCTCTTTTTATTTACGTAGTCAATAAGGCTCTCGTAATCTATGTTCATAGTCACCTCAATGCGCGGCAACAGTAGCATAGTCCCGTCAACTCCGCTTCTTGCAATGGAATCAAACTCGAAATTAGCAAAAGCCAAACATGAATCAATATTATCTTTGATGTAGTCTATGACCCGTCCTTGATCAGCCTGCAACATAGTATCCCTTTCTTCCGTCTAATTTCAACCGCATAACTGGTGGCTATATAAGCAGCTAGGAAAAACTCACACGGGACTTAGCCAACATCTGCCCGTTACCAGCTAATGCTATTAGAAAACACTTACTGCGATGAGTAACTAGCGACTGCTAGTTCACTGCTTATATAGCCAGTTGACAACACCAGGTGTATAGCATTAACATGTTTTGTTAATTTAGTTGATGTTGCCAGTTGAATAGACAATTGGGTGGACTCGAACCACCGGCGCGTACGTGTTGCAATACGGCTCTACCATCTGATTTACAATTGTCTACCCAGTTATGCGGTTGAATTGTTAATGTTCGCCCAGTTTTTCGACGTATGGTAGGTCAATAGCAAACGGCGTTTATACATTCATGTTCATCTGAGAGTCGCCATCGATCCGCTTTTTACTGGTTGCGAGATAGTGCGATCCGGTCAGATTGCTATCAACGTAATTGTCGGCCAGAATATTGACGAACATCATTGCGTCACGGTTGTCCATGATGATAATGCCGTCATTATTGTCTGTCATGAGCGCCAAGTTCATTTCGTCAGCATGATCAACGACCCTTTGTCGGTCTGGTAGATGTTCAACGTCTAGCTTTAGCAGTGTGTCGGTCAGCGACCTACTATTGTCAGCTAACTCTTCCAACGACAAGCCCTCTGGGAATGACAACGCAAACTTCTCAGTTAGGTGTTTGGCGATTCGCCTAGTTACAATGTCGCTTGACGGATCTTGCCTAAACAGGTTGACGAACTTTTTCGGATTGAACGCGAACACTTTGTCGCCGGCGATTAGCACTTGGTTGTCTGCTGGTATTTTGAATGCCGCATCAGCCTTGAGCTCACCAAACTTGCTGCCACTGGTCTGCCACGTAAGGCTGCCGCTCAACATCTGCGACCGCTGGAGCTGTTTGGCGACGTAAAAGGTCTTGTCTGGATCCTTTGGATCGCTAAACCGCGCTACAATACCGTGCATACGCTTCAGTTCGTGTTCTTGATCGTCGAATTGAGAGATGCGATCATCACCAAGGAAATAAACGAGAGTATGAGCACGCTGGATGCTTTCAAGCTCACTGTACATCAGGACATTGTCCGTCTGATCGTTTGTCGCATAGTCTCTGATGGACAGTCCAGTCGCTGCTCCGGTTTGAACCGCGTTAAGTATTTCATAGAGAAATAATACTCGCATCTGCTCTTCCATCTTCTCTGAATCCAATGGCAAGACATATGGTGTAAAGTTTTTGTTGAAAATGAACAGGTCAATGAGTAGGTCTTTCTTATGTGCGTCAGCCCAGTTTGCCCACTGGAATATGTCGAATTGGTTGTCGTCGATCATTTTTCCCACCAAAATCCTTTCTGCTCAGCCTCAGTCTCAGACTGTTTGTCGTCTTTCAGACTGCCGGCCGGCTTATTATTTATCTTGACCGCAATGTCCACGCTCCGAACGCCGTGCTCCAGCAGCCATTTCTTGGCGCGCTTGGCATCAACTTCGGTAGCGTAGGTTTTCGCGTGCGGTTTGTTCTTCTCGTCGCTCCAGCGAACCGTGAATGCGCAATTCATCAGAGACATTACGTAGCCTCCAGCTTCTTGCGTTTGCGGCGCTGCTTTTTGCGAAGTGCTTTTTTAGTCATTTGGATCCTCGATCGTCAAGGTTGATTCCTCAATGTCTTCCAGATTCAATTTCTTGCCGCCAAAACTTATTCCATATACAGTCCATTCCACCTCCATCTTCAGTCTCCAAACCTCTCATACATACAATTTTCGTGCATATCTGGATAGTCCTTTCGCTCAGCGTCAGATTTGATGAGTGCTAAATTGCACATACTACATCTGCCGTACGGTGCGGTTTTTTCAAATTCAGCCAGCTCGTCATCCTGCTTAGGTCGGCGTTTGCTGATTCGGCCGCAAATCCGAGCTGCCTCCCGATTGAGTGCAAAGCCCGTTTTGTTTCCCCTCGACCTCGATCCACCCTTTCTGCCGATTTCACTGTAGAAGTTCGGATTTTTCGCGAGAATTGTCGCGGCAGCTTTCCTGCCACCGGCTTCCGTTCCTGCCATACTTCTCCTTTCCTTAAAATGGTATTTCGCTCAAATCAATCGGCGTGTCGAGGTCAACGTCCTCTACTGGTTTCGCCGCTTGGTTAGTCGTTGTATTTGCCGCTTTAGCATCATCTTCGGCGTATCGCTCCGTGGCTGGCGCAGCATTATTGCCGCTACCCTTGGCGTCGCTCAAAAACTGGAACTGATCGATGATGACTTCAGTGGCTTTACGCTTGATATCATCTTTCTCCCAGATTCTCGTTTGCAATCTGCCGGTTATGCCAATCTGCTTGCCTTTTGGTGCGTATTCTGCCAGCAATTCGGCAGCTTTATTCCAGGCAACGCAATCGATGAAACTAGCGTCGGCATCTTTGCCGTAGCCATCAACCGCTAGTGCGAATGAGGCGAAAGATTTGCCGCTGTTGGTCGTTTTGACTTCAATATCTCGGACAACGCGACCGATTAGAGTTACTGTGTTGATTGCTGCCATGTTTAGAAACTCTTTTCCTCGCGAATCTCCACGCCTGGGATTTCACGCAATCCATTAGCGATGGCTTCGCGGATTAGCTTGTCGCTCGGCTCGCAGAGATAGCGCGGCACTAATTCAGGATTAGTGACCGTGAATACCGTTTTGGTTTTAATGCCAGATTTGACGGCTGGCTTCTGTGCTTTAGCGGCTTTGGCTGCTTCAGCCTCGGCAATCTCTTGCTCGCGTTTACGCTGTGCTGCCAACTTGGCCGCTTCGGCTTCGTCACGTTCAGCGGTCGTCAGCTCGTCTTTGCGCGTCAATAATTCGTTAATAGCTTTGGTGAACGCCAGCTTGATTTCAGCGTGGTTCTGATCAGCTTCAGGTAACTCAGCGAATGCCTGCTTCAATTCAGCGCCTCGCTCGTCGCAGGCTTTTTGGCTGCGTAGCGACTTGGCGTTGGTAGCGAACTTGGCACAAATAGCGTCAACGCGTGCCGCTTCCTCTTTTGTCAGTCGCTCTTGCTCCTCTTGATAAGCCAGAATCTTTTGGCTGATATTCTCCAACGCCTCTTCAGCTGGCGCGAGTACATCTTTTTCAGCGTCGATAAATTGCGATTTGACGCTGTCAAAGTTGCGAGTGATCGCCAGTCGAGCGTTCTTGACTTCAGTGCAGTGTGAGGTGATCAGCTTGCGGATTGCCACTGCTTCTTTAGCGGTAGCGTCGTCGGTTACCTCTTTGGCTTTTGCTTGTTCCAAAAGCTCTTGCGATTTGATTTTGAACGGCGATATCGTAGCAACCTGCGAATCGACGTATTCTTGTAGTTGTGACATATTCCTCCTTTACTTCCTGTCTGCTTCAGATTTACCAAGGCGAGCGTCAGTCATTTCGACGCGTGAGCTTGGAATGGTTGGTTTGGCAGCCGCTTCAATCTGCTCTCGGCTTGCCAATGTCGGCGCCGGTGCAATCCACGCGTACTCAGCGTCGCCTCTTACTCCATCGACGATTTTCGTGAAATCTGGCTCAATGTAGCGGCCTAGCCGACCCGTGCGGTCTTTGGCGACGTACTTGTCGCTGGCTGGATCAACGATGATCAGGCGCTTAGTGTCGCCAGTCTCGGTGTCATTTATCGTCGTCATGTAACCGACGATGTCCACCAGGTTGACCAGTTCCTCAGATAGCCTTGTGGCGACCATCGGACGTTTAATAACTCGGCCATCATCGTCTTTCTCTTGAACATGAGCTACGATGACAATATGCTTGCCGCTGTCGCGCATGGTTTTCAGAAAGTTTCGCATGGTCGATTTCAGCCAGCCCCAGCCAGCCATGGTCGGGTTGCCGTCACGCTGGACAAGTTTGCTGTCGGCTCTATTCCGCATGTAGGCGATCAACTTCTCCATCAACTCACCGATTGGATCGATGATCACCGTGTCGTAGTCTTCAGTGAGTGCGATCTGCATAAACTCCTGCATATCGTCCCATTTTTCGATCAGCGCTACGTCGGCTGCAATGCCGCGAAGTCCGAAGTATTTGCTACCGTTCTCGCAGTCAGCGATAATCGGTCGTGGGGCGGTGGCTGCAAACGTTGTTTTACCAACACCGCCCTCGCCGTACACAACCATCAGAATTGATGGTTTTTCGGTCGGGTCTAAACTATTAAAGACTTTCATATTCTCCTTTCTTTTACAGGCTCCAGTCGCCCAGCTCCCTCACCTCTTCAATGAGGAAATTCGGCTCGCTGTCGCCAAACTTTATGATCTCGTCGACACACGTACGCAGCTTGCGTTCGCCGGCTTCAACAAAGTCGATGCCGGCAATCATGAACTGCACGCGGTATGGTGCGACGGCTTCAACCACGCAGTAGGCAAACTTGACTAATGCTGGATCTACTCTCAGGCTTGACGCCGTCACTAGCGTGTAAACCGCTGACTGCAAGTCGTAGTGCATTGACTGCGAAGTTTTGAAAAACTTGTCGAACTTTGCGGTAGTTTTCAGGTCGGTTATCATGGCCGATTCACTAGTGCGAATCAGCACATCAGCCTTACCTTTCATATCTACTCCGTCGGCGGTGCGAGCGTACATTTCGTGCTCAAAGGTTGCACCTTTGGCGAAAATGTATTGCTTCGCTAGCGGGTGGTTCTCGATATTCTTCAAAATCTGATCAGCGGCTTTGAACATATCCAGGGTGATAATGTGTTTGCCAGCGGCTTTTTGCTCGTCGCGCCACGCTCGAGCAGCACTTGACCGAAAATCAGGGAAGGTGCTGATGGCGAATTGATCCTCGCCGCCAAGCACTAGCATATGTACTAGCTGTCCCAAATCGATAGCTTTGCTGTCTAGGTCTGGCAGGTCTCCACGTTTAGCAGCGACCGCATAATCGATGCCGTGGTCGAGAATCAACTTCATTGACGAATATGACCACTCTGGTCGGCTATAGTAAGCGTCTGCCACTTACGCCTCCCCCGCCAAAGCACGATCGAGAAATGTCGGATCGATTAGGTTTTCCAGTTTTTCCAACAAACTATTTTCGTCCATAAAACTTGCCCTCAATCCACTTCATGCCTTTGTCAAAAATCCGCAGCCACTTTGCTACTTTGACCGACTTGTCGAAGTCGTGGTCATCCAACTCACGCAGCCTGTCAATCACCCTATCGAGAGGCTCGCGCTTATGTACCGGCACCAGCTGAACTGGTGACGGCATCACGTTTACGTGTATCTTCATCGCCAAATCTCCTTTCGCGATTTTAATTCTTGGATAGTTTCGTCGAACACACCGTTGGCGAACAATACGACCGCCAGCACCGCGATTGCCGCGAACTGCACCCACCACAGACGCAAGTCTGTTGGCTCGCTCATTGCGATTATTGCGGCCGGTAGTCCAACTACCCAGCTAATGATTTTTTTGATCTGTTTGTTTTTCGCTGCCATTTTTCAGCTCCTTTCGTTTTACGTACAAGAGTGCTCGCAGTCACTCTCGTACTGTTAGATATCTCGTCTCTGTCGTGTTTTAAGCGGTTTGTAGTCCGCTGTCTCTAATTTCTGACCAGCTGTTACTCAAATCTCTAAAAACACACTCTGACGTTTCAATGAAGCTACAAACGCTGAACGTACAGGATTTCTAGCCTCATTTTTACGTCAAATAAAAAAGAATCGACGCGAAGTCGATTCATGGTTGATAGATTTGACTAACAGAGGTAGTCGCTGTTTATATCATGTAAGATTATTTCGTGATTTATATATATCATATCCGAACGCCGAAGTCAATAGATTAGTGCAATTTTATTGAATTTTAGGCAAAAATAGGGTGAAAATGACGATAAAAACTAAAAACAGCCCCGCGAACTCTGACGTGAGGTGTGAGGCTAGCTTTGTAAGTCTATAAACTTAAGACTTATGTATAGCTAATGATTTTTATTCTGCAGAGGAATCTGGACTATCAGCGGTAATGGTTGAATAAAAATCACCGCTTGGCTCTTTCCGGTCTCCAGGTTTGAAAGTGGCAACAAAGCCTTTGCTTAGCTCGGAAAAATTTTTGAGCAATAATGCACAAGTTGCTACTTCACCGAGTGCTTGCAAAAAATCCTTAACAGCTTGCTCTCTTTGTTTCAAAGTGGCTAAATCTTCACCTACTATTTTTGACATCTTAGCACCAATGATAGCATAACTGATATCTGGACTCTCTTCATTACCAGATTCTGCAGTGATGGACATGGTTGCTTCTGTGCAGCCAGTAGTTTCAGGCATATCAATAACGAATGATTTTTTACCAGCGCGCTTAAATAGTGGTTCATGATTACCAGTGTCTCCTGCGTAGAGAGTAACTCCCACCTCTTCTGCGCCCCTACCGTCTGGCTGTTCCACGGTGATGCCTCCGATTGCAGCGATGCGCAGCGTTTCAGGAGTTGCCTCTTTGCTAAAGAGAGGTTTTACGGTTACGTGAAATATAGTTGTTTCGGGGTCAGGAATATCGGCGGGAGTCGTTGACGGGTTTTCTGCAGGGTGTTTGTCTAAAGTGTTATTCATATCTTTTGTATTATATCACGATAATTTATATTTGTAAATAGTGTATTGACTTGAAAATAGCCCATCGACAATAATATGTCTCAGATATGTTTTTCGGCGTTTTTGGCCTGCTTGTAGGCTTTGGTGACGGGTGCCAGGCCGCTGGCGATGCGTTCGCGGTTGGCTTTCAGCTGCTTTTCGTCGCGAAAAGATAGTTTGATGGGTGTGCCAGCGAAGTTAAAGGCTTCGCGCAGGGTGCGTTCAAGGTAACGTTTGTAGCTCCAGTGGACGAATTTCAGGTTGCTGCCGTAGATGACGAACCACGGTGGAGCGATGTCGGTTTGGACGATGTAGCGGAGCTTTGGATGCGAGTTCTTTAGGCCGGCTGGCGGATGAGCGGCGACGGCTTTTTGCAGGAGGTCGTTGAGGACGCGGGTTTTGCATTCTTGGCGGCGGCGCTTATAAATATCGAGGGCGAGGTCGAACAATTTGGCGACGTTTTGACCGGTGACTGATGAGGTGAAGATTAGCGGCGCGTAGGGGGTGAATTTGAAATGATAGCTAATTTGCGGCGCTAGTTCGTCATGGGTGTAGGCGTCTTTGCCTTCGACGGAGTCCCATTTGCTGACGACCAGGACTAGCCCCTTGCCTGCTTCGTCGATAATCCCTGCCAGTCGTTGATCTAATTGAACGTTCAATTCGTTAACATCCATCAAGAGGAAACAGATGTCGGCTTCGTTGATGGCCTGCATGGTGCGCAGAACCGAGAATTTTTCGATGCCGGTTTCTTGTTTGCCCTGGCGGCGGATGCCGGCGGTGTCCAGTAGCTCAATGGCTTGGCCGTGGTAGCGGACTTGGACGCGGTTGACGTCGCGGGTGGTGCCGGCAACATTGGCGACGATGGCCTGCTGCTTGCCCGCCAAGGTGTTGAACAAGTTGCTTTTGCCGACGTTTGGCCGGCCAATCAAGGCGACGCGGATGATGTCGTCAGGTGCAGCAGCGGTGGCTGGCGGGATAAGTTTGGCGATGTTGTCGAGTAGCTCGGAGATGCCGATGTTGTGTTCGGCGGAGGTTTTGATGATGGTTTTGATGCCGAGGCGTTTGAATTCGTCGGTATGGAGTGAGCCTTTGAGGTCGGCTTTACCCGCGATAAGGAGGACGGGCTTACCGCTTTTTAAGGCTTTTTTGGACAGTTGGCGGTCGGCGTCTGATGGGTAGACGGTGGAGTCGACCATGACGAGGATGACGTCGGCCGCGGCGGAGGCATCAGCGATTTGATCTTGGATTGTGGCTTCGAATTCGTCTTCGGCGGGCTTGAGACCGGCGGTGTCGATGAGCCAGAATTCGGCGTGCGTGTTTGCTGTAGCGCGAGCGCCAGCCATCT